ACTATGGCACTGGCGAGCTGACCGTGCTAGGTCACGCCTACCGTGGCGAGATACCCGAACCCGTGCCATCGCCGGCCTACGCTGACCCACGCGCAGACGTGACGGGCGACGGCGTGGTCAACATTCTTGACCTGTCGCTGGTGGGTGCCAATTTCGGGAGGGTAGTACCGTGACCATTGCTCTATCTACTTTCCGAACACAAACGCAGACCCTCGTCCCCGATTACGATACCGAGCTGACCGACGAGGACTGCAACAGAGCCGTTCGCGCCGCCGTCGAACAGTACAGCGAGCACTTCCCAGACGAGGAGATCGACGATGTGACCGGCGACGCTGGCCGGTATTACGTCCTGAGTACCTCTCTCGACTCGTGGTCTGAGGGCTTCTCTCGTATTGTGGACATCCAGTACCCAGCACCTGCCGTGGCCAGTGACGAGGCCCCGGTGTACCTGAACCCGGAGGACTGGCGAGATGACTACTGGGCAGCCGACATAAGGTACTTGTACCTGCCCAACCACGCGCCGGCGGCGACTGAGTCGATGCGTATCCGCTACACCAAGCCCTACGCCTGGGCTGGCGGCGGCTCGGAGACGAGCGTCAACAGCGAGGGGCACGGTTTTAGCGTCGGTGATCTCGGCTACCTGGTAGACAGCACCTTTACCACCGTGGGCGCCGATGACTACAAGGCCACACACGTTGTATCGACCGTCACCGACGACGACAATTTCAAGTATCAGGCGCTGTATGTGGACATCCCGCCCGGGCACTTTTTCGCCGTCTGCTTCCTGGCCGCCTGCCTGGCCTGCCGGATGATTGCCACCAGCTACGCACAGATTGGGGATAGCACGGTCACGGCGGACAGTACTGCACATCAGACCAAGTCAGATACCTATGCGCGGCGAGCGGATGAGTACTGTGGTAAGTACAGGGAGGTACTGGGTCTGGCCGGTGAGGGGGAAGCGGGTCAACCGGTGGTAAAGCCTGCCGGCACATTCCTGGACCTCGACACTGTACCAGAGTGGCCAACCGGTCGCAACTACATTTTCAGGAGCCGCCGGTGAGCGAGTACTTTGCCATTGAGGTAGACACGTCTGCCATAGATGAGTTCGTTGACGACCTGGGGCAGGTACCCGAGTCGTTGGGCCGGCACTTGCACAACGCGATGGACGGTACCCTGGATCTACTCATCGACTGGACAAGCGCAGAGACGCCGGTTAATTACGGCCTTTTGCGCGGCTCGTGGACGAAGGAGATCTCAGGCGAGGCGGTCAACCTGACGGGTGAGATGTTCACGCCGCTTATCTACGGGTGGCCGGTCGAACAGGGGCGGCGCCCGGGCAAAATGCCGCCGGTGGATGCCATCAAGATATGGGCACGCAGGAAACTCGGCTTGTCTGGCGAAGAACTGGACCAGGCGGCATTCCTGATTGCGCGGGCCATTGGCAAGCGGGGGACAGAGGGCGCCCATATGGTCGAGCAGGCATACAACAGGGCAAGGAGCGGCCCGGAGATTGAGCGCATTTGGGGGTATGAGATCGAGCAGTTCTTGGAGGAGCTGGCAGGGTGACACAGGCAACCATCCGCACGCGCATCAAGACGGTACTCGATACCGTGTCCAACAAGGGCAAGACGCACGACTATCTCCGATGGGCGGTCAAGCAGTCTGACTTTGAGACGCTTTTCTCTACTACCATATCGACCGTGGTCCAGATCCGCGGCTGGCAGATCGCATATCGTGGCTTCCGACAGGAGGAGCCGCACATCGGCAGGACGGCAGACCAGTACCGAGTACATAGGTTTGAGATCCACGGTTATCTGAGGCTAGACGATAGTACCAGTAGTGAGAAGACCTTTGCGGCGTTGGCTGAATCGGTGTGCAACGCACTGGACGCCGACACTACCCTGAATGAGGAGTCGCTCTCATTGTACCGCAATCCGACGCAGCTCATCATCGACGAGCGGCTCTTCGCCGGGGTACTCTGCCATCACGGGGTGATCGACCTGGAGGTCGCGGAGACGATATGACATTTCTGACCATTGTCACGGGCACCTATCGCAGGCCAAAGATGCTGGCCAAGTGCATCGAGTCCGTAGAGGCGCAGACAGACCCGGACTGGGAGCACATCTTCCTCGATGGCGAGGAGGGCGGCGGCATCCACGGCTTTCACACGCGGCTGGGCAAATACCAGGACAGGTACAGCGGCGAGTACATCTATGTCCTGCCGGACGACGATATGCTGATAGACCCGGAGTTCGTGGCAGGCCTGAAAGCCATCTGTGAGGCGCACAACCCTGATGTGGTGATGGTGAAGGCGGACAAGTTAGAGTTGGGCATCATGCCAAGTGACGTATGCTGGGAATTGCTCCCCATCTATGGCCAGATAGACCTGCTCAACTATGTCGTTCGTGCGCCGCTGTGGAAGGCGTTTTCGTCCTCCTTCACCAAGAAGGACCATCCGTACTATGACGGCGCCTGGGCGGGTGACTTTTCATTCATTCGGGATGTGTTCCAGTGCAACGTCCAGGCAGTCTGGTGGAATCGTCTGGTGGCGGCAAGCCAGCGCATCAGCAGAGGAGCGCCGGAATGAGAATCGCCAGATGCACGCCATCGCGGGGGCTTGTGCATAGCCGTACAGAAGAGGCGGCGGAGTATGGCCGGCTGATGGCGGAGGCAAGGGGCCACACGTGGCGCTCCTTCCTGTCTCACGACAAGCCTATCCCGGACTGCTTCAACGATGTCACCTGGCGCGCGTGGGCGTGGGGCGCCGACCTGTTCTGGCTTCTCGAGGAGGACGTGGCGCCAGTGGAGCCTGTGAAGGCATTCGAGAACATGCTGGATGCCATCGAGGGCGCCGACTATGTGACCACGACCTATCCGATTGGCCAGCTGGACAGCGAGAGGAACGCATCGCCGCTCAACTACGATGGCGCGGGCCGGCTTGTGTGGTGTGCTACCGGCTGCATTCTGCTCAGGCGCGTCTGTTTCGAGCTGATGCCAGAACCGTGGTTTACTCTACGTAACAGGTTGGTCAAACCTGGGCGCATAACCTGGGACCACGGTACCGATTCGCCTTACGGCTGCGACATCGGCTTCACGTTCGCACTCTACCAACTCGGACTCCGCGCCGCTCTGGTAGAGGACGAGATACACCACTTTCGGGTACGGCAGTCCGGGGACCGCGAAATCAATACGGGAGTACATATCATTGAGCCCCTGAGCTGGGGCACTGGGAGGACAAAATGTCAGTTCTGACGGGAAAGGATGGAAGGGTCAGGGTCGGTGCTACCAGCGACACCGCAGTGGGGAATGTAAACTCCTGGACCCTGAACGAGAGTGTGGACGAATACCCAAACAAACCGCTGGGGCAGGACTACACCGGACGCCTCACGGGCCACACGGATTGGACCGTGGCGCTCGACGTGGATCTCGACGAGAGTGACGCAGAGCTGACCGCGCTGCTCTCCCTGGGCGCTGCTGCCACGGTGTACCTGTACACGGACGAGGACAGCGCCAAAGGACGAACCGGCGCCGGCGTGGTGCTTAACTGGACCAAGACGGTGTCAGGTACGGCCAAGAACAACGTCACGATCAACATCGGAGGGAATGGAGCGCTGTCTAACATCAGTTAAGATGAGAAAAGGAGTGTACCAATGGAGTACCTGTCTTTGCAGAGCGTGATTGCAGCCACCCTTCCAGAGAAAGACCTGGAGATACCTGAGTGGGGTGGCTGGATCAAGATTCGCGCCATCAGTACCAAGGAGATGGAGCGCGCGCGCCGGCAGTCGACGGATCCACGCAACGAGCGGGTCAACGACATCGAGATGGCCGCGCGCATCGTCGAGATGGGTTGTGTGGAGCCCGAGTTTGCTCCGGGCCAGTACAAATTAATCATGACCAAGATGGCTGGCGTGGTGACGCGAATCTCAGACGCCATCATCGACCTGTCGGGCCTGGGCGGCGAAGAAGAGGCAGAAGCCGACCTCTCGGGGGAAGAGTAAGCGAGGAGGAGGTGAAGCGGGCTCGTTTCCTGCTGGCTCACGAGCTGCACTTTCCTCATCCTCGCTACCTGGACCTGTTCCTGACCCCGGGCGACTGGACGGACTGGCTTGAATGGCTGAACTGGTACTATAGGGATACCGATGCCAGATAGACGACTTGGAATCGAGATCACGGCACGGGAACGTGTCGGACAAGCCACGGAAAAGATAGGCCGGGCGCTCGACAAGGTCGGCAAGTCCGCGCGCGCCATCCCTGCAGCGGCGGCAAAGGTCGGATCCGCCCTGAAGAACATGGCGCAAAACGGCATCGCCGCCGTCTCCAGCCTGGCTGAAAAAATCTTCTTCCTTCGGGAGGCGCTGAACACGGTCGCGGAAGCCGCGCGCGGCCTCTTCGAGGCGTTTGTCGCTCCCGCTCTCCAGGCGCGCAAGGTCGAGGTCGCGTTGACCAACATGACCGGATCCGGCCAGCAAGCCGAATGCATGATGAACGATATGCGTCGGGTAGCCACGGAGACGGGCGTCAGCCTACAGGAGCTGTACAGCAACGCGCCGGAAGCGACGGCGGCCATCAAGCGCATTTCGGGCAGCTTTTCCACCAAGGAGTGGGACGCCTACCTAGCCGCTATCAAGCGGGTGGCCGCGTACCGGCCTGACCTCACAGCCGCAGAACAGATTGGCATCGTCAACGAGATGATGGCGGCGAATCTGGAGGCGGCCGCAGAGAAGTTGGGCAAGACGAAAGAGGAAGTCGAGCAGGCGGTCGTCACCACCACAGAAGTGGGGCTGGGCCGCTACACCTCTATCGTCAAGTCAGAGGTCGAAAAGGGTGAGAACATTGTCGCTACGGCTGGCGCGGTCAACGATGCCCTGGAGAAGATGGGGATAGGTACCGCGGCGATAGACAATACGGCGACGGCGCTCGATCGACTCCGTGAAGCCTGGAATAGAATACGTGAGATCATCGGCGAGCCTATCCTGGAGGCGCTGGCCAACGCGGCGGAGAAGCTGCTCAAGTGGCTTGATGACAACCAGGAGACGGTCGACCGGCTGGCGCAGTCCTTTGGCGAGTGGGTCGCCGGCGGCGTGGACAAGCTGATCGCGTGGATCGAGGGTGGCGGCATACAGGTACTCCTGACACAGTTCCAACAACTCGTGGACACGGTCGCGTCCCTAGTCCAGACCTTCCTGAACATGCCACCGTGGGTCCAGAAGCTGCTCTTGGGGGGCGCGCTCGCACTTGGCCCGCTGGGCGGAGGTAAGGGCCTCCTGGGCCTGGCCGGTAAGGGCATCGGTAAAGGATTGGGCAAGCTCTTTGGCGGTGGGGCGGCTGCGGCTGGCGCGGGGGGAGCGGGAACAGCAGCGGCAGGTGCTGGCGGCGGGGCGGCTGCGGCGGGCGGGCTGACAGCCCTGGGCGTTGGTGGCTCTGCCCTCGGCGGAGTCCTGGCCGGTTTCGGGGTCAACGAGCTCCTATCCCGTACCGAGTGGGGCCAGAAGCTGGGCGCGCGCGGCACTTCGACCTGGTTGGGTGTGGGAGCGCACGCTTTGGGCTCGGCAATCGGCGGCGAAGAGATGGGCCAAAAGTGGTTCTCTGGCGTCACTGGCATCCGCCCGGGAATGGGCCAGCAGGAGGTCAAGGTCACGGTGGCCGTCGATCCACAAAACGGCACCATCAAACCTTACGTGGACAAGAGCATGGGCCAGCGCGATCGCGAGTTTGCCAGTTCCCTGTACCCCAGTACCGGCGGCCCTATGTCACAAGCCTGGATGACACCATGACAAGCGCATACTTTAAGGCGTGGAACTCATTGATCTCGGCACCTGACCCGGACTCCTACATCCCGGAAGGACCTCGCCATGTCGGGACGCAGTGTTCTGGTAAGGCCATCGTACAGGGGCGCGAACGGGGTACCCTGACCTGGGACGCGATGACCCTTGCACAGTTCATAGACCTATGGGACAGGTACAACACGAACAAGGACAGCTCGGGAACGTTCGTGATCCCGGGCCGTACCAGTGGGCAAAGCTGGACGACCTGGCGGTCTGTCACGGCCTATGCTGTCGAGGAGCCGAAGCGTGAGTATCGTGGGCGGAACTGTCTGTCCGTTACCTGGTCGATCATAATCACAGCATAGGTGGCAGCCAATGGCACTGACCGCACCACAGGAAGCCAAACTCTACAGCCACCAACAGCGCGCGCAGTGCCGTTTTGTCTACTTTGACACCATAGCCGCCAACAGCCTCTCGGCTATCTCTACCGGCACCTACACGTTCACCGATATGGTCAACGTCTACCCCAGGTATTCATGGGTGGACAACAGCGGCTCGATTACGCTGTACGCCGGCGACTCCCAGCAAAGGGACAAGTCCGCTGCCACCGGGCACGCCTTCACCAAGGACGCTGGC